GTCCAGGTAGTCGTCCTGGTGCATCGGACATTCGCATACGACCAGCGCCACTATGCGTTCTGATGGAGTGGCTTTCTACATATGCACCAGTGTCAACCGGGCTGTAGGAAGTGGCATCTGTAGCCATACGAGTAAGGAGGCCATCACGAACCACTGTCATTCTGTCGCCAAGTTTCTTGAGTATCCTTGCAACCTGTAGTGGAACATCTGTCTGGACCATTACTCAACCACCTTCAGAAGATAGACCATTGGTTGATTGGCGGAAGTGATTACACTAGATAGCATCACACTCAGTTGTCTACCGTTACTGGTGATCTTGTATTCAGTTCCGTCACTGTCATCAAAGTCCACTGGGTTGTTCGGTGAAACAGCCACATGCCTACGATCATCTCGAATACTATCAGAGCGGATGCGGTCTGTATCGGCTTCATAGAAGTATGCCTTGACGTTGATAGTCTCAGTAACCAAAGTTCCTGTAGTGCCAGTTGTAGCGTTATAGGCACTGCGAGTATACTTGGTCATTGTGGTAGAGACGCCATGCTCATTAATCAACATGCGCAGAGAGTAATTATCAAACATGGCAATCACTCATTGTTGTTGAATTGACCCATAGTGAAGGCGGGGGGAACACGGTTGGTATCCAGTTCAGCAGACTGCATATCACTGATCTTGATGCCACCAGCAAAGACACCAAGTCCACGACCAGAGGTCTGTTTGCCAAGTTGACTCATGGAAGTGGCAAGCTGAGTGTAGGCTTTAACTCGATCAGAGTATTTGGCTTCAAGCGCACCATCAAGTTGAGTGTCAACCATCCTGCTATACTTGGCAGCAAGGATGCGGCAACACCAAGCGGCGGCTGCATATACACTGTTGCCAGTCTCTGCAAGGCCAGCATCAATTTCTTCGTCTTGAAGTTGTTGGTCGCCAGTGACAGTATCACCAATCAGCAACCGAACCATGTTGCGACGACCAGATGGAGTGGTTGTTCCAATATCAGCGGTATCATACGTCCACGCCATCTGGCATCTCCTTAGCTTTCAAACTCAGCGCCGTAGGTAGTGCGCCAGCGACGAATAAGCCCAATCTGTTTGTCCTTGATAGTGGACAGCGGGATTTTCTTACGGACAAACTCGTTATTGTGTTTGGTCTTTTCCTTGATCTTTGCGTTCATCCCATGCAGGAAACGGTGAAGATCGTCAATGCTCATGCTCTCAAGGCCATCACCATAAGCCTTCTCATGGGTGGCTACCTCCTTGGAGGCATCGTGATACAGCATGTCTTGCAGGAACATCGTGTAGATTTTGTCTTGGTCAATACCACGACCTTGCCAGTTGAAGTATTCGTGGCGATGGATATAGCGCGGGCTTCCGTCCTTCTCAGCACCCACATGCAGTTTATCAACTTTCACATAGAGAGGGCGAGAGGGATTGAAGAAAGTATCGTGTTGTTGTGCAGTAGCCATGTCGGGTGACTTTCCTATTTGAATGTGGGGGCCTCAACCGAAGCCAAAGCCCCCAGAGTTATCAGGCAACCACGGTAGCGATGAAGGCACCGAGGTCGGCACCAGTCACTTTTTGGTCGTAGCCCATCGTGATTTCGATCACTTCAGCCACACGCTTGCGGCGCAGTTCTTCGTTGGCCCACGAGATAGCACCCACACCATAACCCGACGAGTCAGGTTGGTTGTCCCACACGAAGGTAGCACCAGCGGTAGCCGACATCATACCAGCAGTCCGAGCGCGATACACCAGCAGCACACCTTTGCCACCAATGAAAGCGTTGCTCTCAGTCAGACCTTCGAGGGCAGTGTTCTGCACCGACTCCATAACCAGGAAGTCCTCAACACCGAAGATTTCAGCCAGATTGGCATCGGTCACGAGAGCGGTGTTGGTGACGGTAGCACCACCATTGAGGCGGTTCAGGATCGTCGGGTGGTTCACCAGTTGGTCACGAACTTCTTTGCCAACAACCATGACGTTCGGCTTGAACCCGCCCGACTTCAGTTGGATGGTGCGCATCAGGTTGGTGATGTCGATGATCGGGGTCGAGTTGACGTAATCCGACCACTGACGAACTTCGTTAGCCGAAGGAGCACCAGCAACACCAGTCCAGTTGGTGCCCCAGATGCCAGCACCGAAGAACGACGACACCCACAGTTTTTCACGGTGGATCATCATGTTCATGGTCAGCATCTCGACCACAGCCTGACGTGCCATCAGAGCGGCATCTTCGTTAGCCAGCATGTCCGACGACAGAGGCGAAGCCAGCGAGTAGGTTTTGGTGAAGTAGTTGCCAGTCGCAGGAACCAGCGAGACTTCCTGAGCGTAGGTGAAAGGCGCACGAACCTTCACGTCACGATCCGTGTTGAAGTAGTCACGGTTCCAGACGTAGTAGAGGTCCGATTGCTTTTCGACCGACACACGCGGGAACACGCGATCAGCGATAAAGGCAGTGGTGGATTGCAGGAAGGCAATCGTCATATTTTGCAGCGGACGGTCGATATGAACGCCCTGAGCGGTAAGCAGTGCCATATTGTTATCTCCTCAAAGACTATTAGGGTTGAGCCGTTTCGGCACGGACCAGACGGACGGTGACGATTTGACCAGTGACAGCGGCTTCTTCCGCATAGCCTTGGATGATGTGACCAGTCGTGGCAGCGATAGCGCGACCAGCGTTGTTGGACGACACAGCGGCACCACGGGCAATAGTGCCAGCGGCAAGAACCTTCGTCCGACCATCATAGGCCACGGCAACGGGGCGACCAGCAGCACCAGCGGTATCCAGCAGGACACCATCAGTGCGGACACCAGCGGTCCCAACGGGGTCAACCTGACCATCAGCAGCCTGCACCACGAAGATGAAGGGTTGGGCAAGGGCTTGACCAGCTTCGAAGGTGCGAGCCTTCAGATCATCAAAACGAGCCATTATTTATTCTCCTTGGAGAGTTTATAGAGTTTCTTGCCTTCTTCGGTCTTGAGGACTTCAATGTAGGCTTTTTCAGGAGTGATGCCTTTCGATTTAGCAAACTCTTTTGCCAGATCATTGAGGCGTTCTTCAGGGTTCTTCAGGTCGTCAGCAGTTGCCTTCTTGCCAATCTCACCGAACATTGCGGCGAACAGAGCATCAGCAGCTTTCAGGGCTTCAAGCAGAGCGGCTTCATCATCAAGGCCATCAATGCTTTTAAGCAAAGCACCACGTTGATCTTCCGTCCCTTTGAAGTTCGGCAGAACCTCACGCGCACGTTTGCGCAGTTCTTCCTTTTCAGCGGCCTTCTGCATATCCTCAAGTTTCTTCAGGACAGGTGCGGGGATGGCTGCTTTGTTGACACGCTCACCTTCGAAGTCAATAAACTCCTCTTTGGCAGCTTTCTCAACCTCCTCTTTGGCTACAAGTTCAGCCTTGAGAGTTTCGATCTTCGCTTCAAGTTCTGCTTTCTCAGCAGCGAGGGCATCAAAGTCGGCTTTGGCAACCGTCTCAACTTGCTCCTCCATTTTGGTTTCATCTTCGTTCATCGGAGTTTCCCGTTTGAAAAGTGCCACAGTAGCACCCTTGTTGGCAGGAGAGTCAACCAATGAAACTTCGTCAAGTTCGAGTTCAGTAAGTTCATAGACATCTTCGTTCATTTGATCTTCTCCCGTTTAGCGCGGCCTCCGATACTGAAGGCGCGTAGTTCGCCAGATTTAACCTTGGCCCATGTTTTGTCGTCATGGACTTTGCAGGCTACAATCCAACCCTCTTTCTCACAAGTGATGCCGAAGGCTTTGGCGATTTCCGCAGTCAGAGGGAACGAGTGAATGAACTCACCAATCTTGCCCCCTGAGTGCATCTCTTTTGTCACTCGCATGGAGTGCATAAATTCTGTAGCAGATTTCATCATGGTCTGCGGGCTGATTACATCACCGTGGCTATCCACAACGGGAACGCCTTTATCAGTGACGACAGAAGCCCAACCCCATACAATCCGCTCATCATCAGTGCCAAACTTCAGGATTTGGCCTTGTGCAGTAAAGTCAGTCATTCTGACCTCTTTTCAAAAAGCGATATGCTACAAACAACACACCGAGAACAATTACGATGGCGACAGCATATTGCACAGGACCAGTCCCACTGACAAAAGGAGTAGCCAAAGCACCAGCAACAGGAACGAGGTTAGCCGGGTCTTTAAGAACCTCTTTAACAATGTCCTTCTTGGCTTCATCTGCCTTCTCTGGGGCTTTGGTGGGCTTTGCAACCACGGTGTCAACATCATCATCCTCACGAGCCATCGCCAAGGCCCTAGTCTCAACATCCTTTACGCGAGTGGTCCAGCCCTTCCCGAAAGTGCCCCAAGTCTTTAGCGACTTCATAAAGGCTAGACGGGCTGCTTGGTAGCGTTTGATGAAATCTTCTTCGTCCATATCCTTGATAGCGGCAAGGGTCTTGTTCCCCATGATGCCATCCATAGATACTCCAACTACTCTTTGCGCTTCCCTGACTGCACGACCGGGACCGGAGTTAACCGAGAAGTCTGCAAGGCAGTAGTCAATGCCAGAAGGTAGATCGTTGAAACGGATAGGGCCAAGATACTCAGAGAAAAGAATGTCATCTGCTTCTTTCTTGCTAATGCCACGGACAGGCTTCAGAGGCTTGCCTTTGGACTTGTTCCAAGCATCGTAGGTCTTTTGCGTAATGCCACGATCAGTTGCACCACCAGGGTCTTTAGGGTGATTGACGTAACCACCTTCCGAAAGACCAATCCAGCCAAGGACTCGATCAGTGTTGATTTCCATAGTGTAACCCTATGCTACGAGCATCCAGAAATTGTTGTCGCTCTTGACTGTATTGAGTTTGGTGACAGGTTGTGCCGTTATTTTTGCCGCTTGCTTAATCACAGAACCAGTTGATTTAACAACAGACATTCGGGCAAACAGCAAACTTTGTGCCGATATTGCTGCCGCTATGTCATCGTAGGTCTTGGTTGGGAAGCGTTGGCTTGGAACCCACAGATAACCTACGCTAGGTGCAGGTGGTGGGTCAATCAACACACCACTATCAGGGATAAGCGTTCCTGTGATAGTTGCACTACCAGAGAAGGTGCTGTTGGCCCTAGCCCTACCGTTTGCACCACCAGATACCGTAGCGGAACCGTTGATGCTGGATGCTGTATCGTAAGACCCTTTGAGGCCAGCGGATACGGTTGTAGAACCACTAGCAGTGGCAGAAGCCCTCTGTCTACCCTTCATGCCGCCAGAGACAGTAGAAGTCCCTTGCAGTGTGACAGTGACACTTGCAGAAGCATCAGCAGTGGCTACAACAGAACTACCACCATTAAGTAGGGAGGAAGCAGTCAGCCAACCTTTAGCACTCACAGTCACATCAGCAAGTGCAGTGACGGTTGAGGTGAGTCTTGCTCTAGCCTTTGCGTTGAACACACCACTAGCAGAAGCGGTGATGGTTGCTGTAGCGCGGATGTCGGCCTTAACGTCTGCATAGAGAACACCTATGCCAGCCAGAGAGCCTGAGAGGCCACCCACAGCAGCGATGTTCATTTGCAGTGTGGCACCACTGACAATCAGTGTAGAGGCTTGTAGCCTGCCTCTGGCGGTCCCTGTGAGGCTACCAACACCAGACAGGTTGGCGAACATCTCTCCGGGTGTTCCACCACCCCCACCT